TTCTTTTTCTAATAGTTCTTTTTTTCTTTTCCATATTTATTCCTTAAGAAAATATTTTTATCCACTATAATTATTGTATCAGTAAAATACATTACCTCATGGGGGAATTTTAAGATGTCTAAACCGGAACCCAAATCTATAATATTGTACCCATCTGATAAAAATGGATGTGGGTTTTATAGGACTTTTTTACCATTCCGTTACCTTTCTGTTAAGTATTCGGAATATCATTTATCTGAGTTATACGCTTATAACTTTGATCTTAATTATGTTAGAAGGGCAGCGTATATAAGATTTCAAAGACAGGTTACTGAAACGCAGAAGAAATTGATGATGCAGTATAAGTTTCAAATAAACAAATGTGGATCAAAATGTAAATTGGCATATGAGTTGGATGATCTAGTTCATGGTATAGCGCCGAATAATATTTTAGCTTATCAGTTTTACTCACCTATCCGTAGAAATAATCTCATAGAGATTTTTAAAATGATGGATGTGGTAACATTCTCCACTAAGTATTTAAAAGATTTTTATGCCAGCAATTATCAAATAGATAACTCTGTAGTTATTCCAAATTATTTACCAAAATATCTATGGGGTCAGTGTGGTAAAAGAGATAAAGCAAACAAGGATACCAGGGGTCGCCCAAGGGTTTTGTGGGCGGGATCTGCATCACATCTTGGTAAAGGCGGCGATCTGGAATTTTTAATACCATTGATAAAAAAGACATTGAATGATATTCAGTGGGTGTTTTTTGGTGTTCAACCACCAGAATTACAGGGCATGGTCGAATTCCATGACTGGGCCAATGTTTATGACTATGCGCAGAAATTAGACAGTATAAACGCCGACATTGCCCTGGCACCAATTTATGATAATCAGTTTAATTTAGCAAAATCGGACCTAAAGATACTGGAATATTCTGCTCTTGGATTGCCAACCATTGCATCCACAATAGGTGATAAGAAAGGTCCATATGATTTAATAAATGGACTTAAAACGATTCCGAATAATCCAGACGATTGGTATAGTTGTATAATGGAGTTGTATAAGAATCAAGACGAAAGAGAAAAACTTAAAAATGCTGGACAGGTGGAATTGAATAAGAGATGGTTAGAAGATGAGAATAATATAGGATTGTATAGAAAAATTTACTCATAAACCGTAATTCGTAATATTGAAAAATTAGTTACCTTTGGTATGATGAATACCAGAGGTAACATGTATAGTTCTATATATTTTTCACCAAGACACTCTGAGGTATACTGCTGGGAGTATGACGGAACCAAAAAGGTTATGTCAACCAACCCAGCACCTTTGTTTTTCTATGTAAAAGAATCCTCTTCACAGAATGCGGAGTATAAAACTATTTACGGTGATGCTGTAAAAAGGGTTGAGTATACTTCGTGGCGAAAGTATAAAGATGCCATTGAAAGATATCATGAATGGGGAACTCAGACATTTGAATCCGATGTTGCTATTGAGACTAAGTTCATCATCTCAAATTACCTCGGAATGAATCTAAAAGTTCCTAAGTTTGACATTCATTTTCTTGATATTGAGGTTCATTCTGAAGTTGGGTTTCCTCGTCCAGAAGATGCCAATTCGCCAATTACTATTATTACAACATGGTCAACAAAACATGAAAAGTTCTTTATATTTGCCGAGAAGGATTTTGATGAATCTTTTATAATTACAAATGGTGAGAAATGTGAAAAAAATATATTTAAATCTGAAAGTGATATGCTTAAAGAGTATATGCTTTGGGTTAAGGAAGAACATCCAGATATCATCTCGGGGTGGAATAGCAATGGATACGATATTCCATATATTATAAACCGTGCGAGAAAATTATTCGGTTACAAAGAAGATGAGAGGGGTTTTATCGTCGAAGATGGTGCATCGGACATATCCCCAATAGGGGTTATTCGTAACCGCCGCGTTCCAATTGATGAGTTTAATTTTGAGATAAAGTACGAGATTGCTGGTATAAATCTTCTAGATTACATGGAAGTATTTCAGAATTATACATTTTCCGAGCAAGAATCGTGGAAACTTGGTCATATATCACAATTGGAACTTGGAGAATCTAAAAATGAGTTCAATGGGTCGTTGGCTGACCTTTACAAACAGTGGCAACAGTATGTTGAATATAACGTACAGGACGTTCGTCTCTTGAAAAAGTTAGACGCTAAGAAGAGATTTTTAAACCTTCTTGTAACATTTTGCTACGGATGCAGAGTTCCTTTCGAGCATTATCTAAAGACGACAAAAGTTCTAGATGGAGCATTCCTCTCTAAACTTGCCGAGGAAAAGGTCGTTCTTCCAGATGTCAATCGTAAATTGGTCGAGGAAATGAAGATTAAGAAAGAAAAGTATCCTGGTGGTTTTGTTAAGCATCCTGAGGCGGCACTCCATGAGTGGTCGGTATCATTTGATGCTACGTCGCTTTATCCCTCTATTATGATGGGTTGGAACATAAGTCCTGAAACAAAGGTATGTGTCATTGACAGTAAGCATGTCAAGTCGCTTATGAAGTATATGTCAAGGGGCATTGAGTGTGAAGATGAAGTTAGCATTCTTAAGAATCGTATGACTATTACCGAATTGGGAAATATTATCAAGGATAAGAAGTGGTGTCTTGCGGCAAATGGGGCTATATACAGAACCGACACGCAGGGTGTTATTGGAAGATTCGTGAAGGAATGGTTCAATAAGCGCAAAGAATACAAAAAGAAGATGTTGAAGGCCAAGGATGCTCACGATGAAGATAAGGCATCTGAATATGATGGTCTTCAACACAATTTTAAAATACTAATTAATAGTGTGTACGGATACCTTGGAACTCCTCATTCACGATTCTTCGATTGGGATAATGCTGTAGCAGTTACCATGACCGGAAGGGCAATAACTACAACTTGTATCTCGGCTATTGATAATTATTTCAAGTCTGATGTGTGGATAAACAACAAGAAGTATCGTCTTGGTGAAACTAACAAACCAATTGACAACACCGTTATATATGGGGACACAGATTCCCTTTACATATCATTCGGGCGCATACTCAAGTCATTTGGATATGAATACGAGGGTAAGGATCCCGAATCCGTGAAGAATTACATTATATTCGGTGAAGATAAGACTAACGCTGAATTTTATGATAAACTCTCTAAAGACGAGCGTGAGAAACTTGAAGACAAGGCGGATTCAATTCAAAATTTCGTATCATCAATAATCAATAAAGCGATGAAATCATTAACAATTGGGCATATGAATGTGCCTGAGAATCTAATTCACTTCAAACGTGAATCCGTTGCTTCTAGGGCAATCTTTCTCGAAGCTAAAAAACATTATGCAATGTGGGTGCTCAACTCGGAAGGGGTCGAATTAGAAGACAAAAAGAAGCTAAAATTAGTTGGTATAGACGTTGTAAGATCTTCAACGCCACCCATAGTTCGCAAAGAACTAAAAACTATCATCAGGGATATTCTGGTTAAACTTGATAGAGATTTTACAGTAGGTGAATTGAGCAAAATGTATGATTTGTTCCTCACGGCAAAACCGGAAGATATTGCATTTCCGTCGTCAGCAAAGGATGTCAAAAAGTACGTTCAAAAGTTAAAAGAAGAGGGAAAGTTTAAGAGCACTCCTATGCACATTCGAGCAGCAATTCTTTATAATCAGATGCTCAGTGATAATCCCAATTTGAAGCGTAAGTACGACATGATATACAACGGCGATAAGATGAAGTATGTTTATACTAAGAAGTCTAACGAGTGGAAAAATGATATTTTTGGATGGAAAGATAAGTGGGTTTCGGAATTGGGTATTGAAGATAATATTAACCGTCGAGAACAATTCCATAGGGCTGCAATAAGTCCCATTGAAGATTTTTTTAAAATACTTAATTGGAGCCTTCCAGACCTGGATTGTCATGATATGACTGGTATTTTTAAGTGGTAAAAAACGGGCATGGCAGATAGTATATAGCGTATGAGCCAGGGCGTTCTATTTCGTCCCAACTTAAAAGCACTCTCTCAAGCCCCTTCGCAAAAACATGCTAAAGACATCACAATACTGCCATGCCCAAACAATATTTATATAACGAATTAAACCATTGTATTATTTTATTAAAACATTAAAATTCTATTATAGAAAAAGGAGAAAACATGGCAAAGTCTAAAAAAGAAGCGGCAAAAGTTGATATTAGGTCTTTGTTTAAGACATACGCATCCAATACCAAGAATTCAAAATTAGAAATGTTTGATGAAGCACAGTTACCGAATGTTGATTCTTTTATATCAACTGGTTGTTACTCATTAAACAGAATACTTTCCGGTTCATACTATAAGGGTATCGCTCATGGAAGAATGACTGGACTTGTTGGACTTCCAGGTGTTGGTAAGACTTATGTTTGTAAAAATGTAATTAGAGAGGCGCAAAAAGAAGGATACGGTGTCATTATATATGATACCGAAAATGCATATTCAAAGGATGATTTGGAACGCTCTGGAATTGACGCCTCGCAGGTAGCATATCCATCGGTAACAACTATCAACGAATGGAAGACAGACATATCCAACATGCTTCCAGCACTTCATGCTGAAAACCCAGATCAAAAGTGGCTAGTTGTCACAGATTCCCTTGCAAATCTTCTTACCGAAAAAGAAATTACCGATACTGAAGAAGGTGGCACCGCTCAAGATATGGGACTGAGGGCTAAGCAATATTCAGCAGCATCAAGAATACTTCAAAAGATAATTGCCAATAATAATGCCGCCATGTTGATAACTAATCATAGTTACGAAAAACCAGGGGCAAATCCAAATGTCCCACCCGTAGAGATACCGAAGGGTGGTAATGGGTTTATCTATATGGTTTCTTATATGGTTGGTATAAAGAAATATGCGGTGAAGGACGAGCAAAAAAATGTAGTTGATAATAGCACGGAAAAGATAAAAGTTGGAAATAGAATGGTATTCACAACGATGAAAAATCGTTTTGTTCCAGAGGGAATGACTGCCGAGGCGTTTATAAATTTTAGAGAGGGATTGCTCCCATATCATGGACTATTGGAAGATGCTGTAAAGCATGGATTCATAGAGAAATCTGGAAACCGTTGGAATATTAAGCATTCTGGTAAATCTGTTTGGACTAAAGAGTTGTATACTTCGGAAGTTTGGGATGCAATTTTACCAGAACTTGATAAAAAAGTCAGCGATGAATTACGGTATTCTTCCTACGGTGACGATGCTTTAAAGGATATGAATGTGGAAGAGAAAAGTGACGACAATCTGGATGGTTGACTAATCTGAAACTGAGTATAAAATATACAAAAGATTGGGAAACATATGTCAGATAAGACACAACTTTATATTCTAAACGCTATACTAAGCGACTCAAATTTTTCTATAAAATATATTGATAAATTTGAATCCAAATTCTTCGCCCCTCCGGTTGCAAGAGTTATTCAATGTGTTAAGAAGTTTTTCGTCCTATATCACCGTATACCAACATCCGAACAATTGATAAAAACTCTTCTTCCAAAATTAGTGAAGGATGATGCTGAAAAATTGGAAGAATCTATAGATTGTATCCACGAGTGTCGTCAACTTGAAATGAGAGAAGATTTCTCACAGTGGATAGAGGACGAATCTAAGACATTTATACGAATTCAAAGAATATCCCACGCTTTGACACAGTGTATAGAACATCTTGATAAAGGCGACCCTGAAACCGCTGCTAACATGGTGCTCAAAGCGTCCGAGATTCATTTTGACGAGGATCTTGGACTTGATTATTTTGAAGATGTTGAAAAGAGAATGGAAGAGTTGCGAAACCCAGCACTTGTCATACCGACTGGTCATGATAAGTTGGATTCTGCTATAGGCGGTGGGTGGAGAAATAAGTCCCTTATTATGTTTGGCGCCGCCACCAATGTTGGAAAGACGCTTATTTTGGGGCATATAGCATATAAACTTATAGAATATGGAATAGATGGTCTTTATATAACCCTTGAAATAAATCAAAATATTTTAGCGAATAGAATAGATGCAAATCTATCCGATATTGGTATGGGCGACTTGTCCGAGAATGTTGATGAGTTGATGCAGAGAATTGTTACCAGAAAAAAAGAGCGACTGCAAGCCAGTAAAGAAGACCCATCTGTAAAACCATTCGGTAGATTTATCATTAAAGAATGTCCCCCAGGGTTTTTAAATGCAAATGGAATATCCGCTTTACTTAGAGAGTTGCAGTTGAAGAGGAATTTTAGACCTAAGTTTATCTGTGTGGATTATATAGGTTTGATGATTCCAAATGGAAAAGCATTCTCTGATAATACATATGGAAAAATGAAAACCATTACCGAGGAATTGAGAGCAGTTGGTGTTCTTCATGATATACCAATATTCTCAGCGGTTCAAGTCAATAGAGAAGGTTATAATACAACACATGTTGGACTTGAAAAAACCTCAGATTCCATGGGAATTGCCCACGGTGCAGATTTAATGATAATGGTTAGTAGAGACGAAAACGCTGACAGTGAAAATAAGATGTATTGGCATGTTGCAAAGTCCAGGTGGAGTCGAAATGGTCAGAGTTTCGTCATGTCGGTTGATTATGAGCATATGAGAATTGTGGACGAGGAACCAGATAAAAACCAAGCACAAACCCAAGCCGTAGTTGATGCTATTAACGAATATAAGAGCAGAAGTGCGACTGATAATAATGGGAGAAAACAATGAGAGTCGCAAAACCAGACCAATTAACATATGAAGAAATCGCTGAATTATATAAAATATCACCCAATAAAGTCCATGATATAGTAAAGTCCGCTTATAACAAAATGGTTAATTTTTATGTTGATAAGTTTGAAATGAATATATTTGATGCTGTAATGGAACTTAGACAGGTTATGAATATGTCGGAAAAGGAAGCGTTTGATAAATTAGATGATTCTAATAGAATGAAAATCAAAGAAGAAGCCATCCACAGGATGAAGGAGAAATATATATAATATGAAAACTTTTAAAGTATTTCTAAACCACCCTAATGCCAAGATACCGGTTAAAAACAATAAAACCGACGCTGGGTTTGATTTGTTTAGTGTTGATGAAGAAACAATAATTCCAGGTGAGCGCAAAATAATTGACACTGGAATTGTTCTCCATCTAGAAAATGGGTGGGAAGCACAAATACGTCCAAGAAGTGGATTGGCTGCAAAAAACGGTATAACTATTGTGAATACTCCTGGAACCGTTGATTGTGAATATCGCGGAAATATAAAAGTAATTATGTTAAATACATCCACAGAACCTTTTATCGTAAAATCCGGATCAAAGATTGCGCAGATGGTTATAAAAGAGGTTCCAGATGTAGAGTTAGAGATAACCGATACACTGGATACTAATACCAACCGAGGCGTTAAAGGTTTTGGGTCGTCGGGAGTATAAATATATCTGTTAGACGGGTGTTCCGTCCTTCATAAGACATCTTAGAAAAAAACTATAAGAATCAAGTAAACGATTGAAAATCTAGAAAAAACTAAGATAATAAAAAAAGAGAAGCAAGGAGAAAAACTTATGGCAAAATTCGCATCTTTCAACAAAGATCAGTTTGAGGAACTTCGTAAAAAACTAGAAGAATCCAAGAACGCTGGAGCAAATAAAAAGGAAGATACCAAATCTTTCGATTGGCGATTCAACCCAACACAAATAAAAGGCGAAGCGAGGACGATTTACAAGATTCGCATCCTCCCTCACATCCATGTTGACGATGGTGCGTCAGAACCGTGGATTCAAAATTCGGTACACATTTTTAAACCAAAGGGTTCCGATAAGAATACTTATCAGATTTGCCCCCATACTTATGAGGGCGATAAGGCCAAGTGTCCAATATGCGAGCATTCTAAGTTCTGGTTCGCTAAAAAGGATAAGACCAGTGAAGATATTGGTCGTGCTTTCTGGAGGAAGAAGCGTTGGCACATGAATATTCTTGTCAAGGAAGATCCTCGTAAGGGTGAAGAGAATCAAAAGGGAAAGGTTCTTGTTTGGGAAGTTGGTACTAAGATTTTTGACAAGTTGAGTGAAGCACTAACGATGCATAAGATGTTTTTCTGGGATCCTCATAACGGTTTTGATTTCAATATAGTCGTTAAGCAGGTTGGTGGTTATGCTAATTATGATTCATCTGATTTTGCAAGAAGTCCTTCGCCAATTGTTGAAGTTGAGGAAGAGTTGGATTCAATCCATGACCAGATTAGAGATCTTAATAAGTTGATTATTGGGCAGAAGAGAAAGTCATATGACGAACTTAAGGCTATCCTTGAGGGTCGTAAGACGGCAGGTGGTAATGCTCCAGATGGTGAATCATCACCAGAAACCGTTACCAGGGATACAGAGGGTGAAACCGAAGTTTCCAGGGCAAATGATGCTGAAGCAGTTCCTATGAATGAGGAAGAAGATGTACCACCATCCAATCCAGCGCCAAAGGCAGAGTCAAAGGCACCCGCCAAAACACCAGCAAAGTCATCCGCTAAAGCAGCATCGTCCGAACCCGAGATAGATATTGACAAGATAAACTTTGATGAGGAAGATCCGTTCTGATAATAATCTAAGTTAGAATGATGATATAATAACCAGTAGGAAATAACCTGCTGGTTATTATTTTTTATAGGAGAATAAAGTATGAATACATTGATAATAACTGGATCCGCTGGTTTTGTCGGCATTAACACTCTGGAGAAACTTTCGGAGAGACAAAATCTAGCAAAGAATTATAATAGAATAATATCAATAGATAAAATGGGATATGCTACAGAGTTTAATAGGTCTTTTTATTATCAAATTTTAAATAAATTAGACAAGTTTACCAAGGTAATATCTTTAGAATGTGATATCAATTCTAACGAATTTAAACATAAAAAATATCAACATTACGATGATGAAAGTATAGACATTCTGGATTTCGCAAGCGAATCGCATGTGGATAATAGTATAAAAGATCCTTTCTTCATATACACACAAAATTGCGCCATACCTTCAAATCTTTTATCGTGGATAGGTAAAGATAAATGGAAAAGTATAAAAACTTATTATCATATAAGCACTGATGAGGTTTATTCGGAGATACCGCTGGAAAATGTGCATGATAAAAAATATTGGTTTACAGTGGATACGCCATTAAAACCCAATAATCCATATTCGGCGTCAAAGGCCGCTCAAGATTGCTTTCTAATGTCTATAAAACATACATACGGTCTTAATGTCAAATTTATAAGAATGGCCAACCAACAACCTGGAAAATATCAGCATAAAGAAAAAATGTTAATGGCGAGTATACTAAGAGTTCTTAATGGTGATACTGTTAAAGTATATGGTAACGGTAAAAATATTAGACAGTGGACTCCAGTAGAAATAACAGCGGGGATAATACTTGATGTTTTAGGTGGAGTTATTACTGTAGATGACAGTGTAATACATATAGCAAATAAAAATGGTGTATTTACAAACAATGAAATAGTTAGTATGCTTGAAAGGGTTATGAGTGGATATGGTTATGAATTGAAAAAGGAATATATTCAGGATAGATTGGGACATGATACTGCCTACGCTCTAATAACCGAAGAATATATAGACAAATATTTTGATGGTGTTAGTGTAGAGGAGTATATGAAAACTTGCGTAGATTTTTGCATTAAAAATAAACAAATATTCTTTTGATATAAGTGAGGAAAAATGAATACAACAGTTTCACATAAAGAAATTCATAATTGGTTTGATGGGAAAGTTATAATTGATGAAATTAAGGAATATAAAGATTCTAGAGGTAGTCTTGTAGAGGTTTGGAGAAATGACGATGATCGAATGAAGGATTCTGTCATGTCATACTGGTCTGAAACGGCGCCATATGTCATACGGGGGCCACATCAACATTCATCGCAACGGGACGAATTTATTTCCTGGCGATCTGATATGGTATACATGCTCCACAATCCGGAAACTGGAGAAACAAAGACATTCCGAACCGATCCTACCAAGATAACGAGAGTTACGGTATCGCCTCCAATAATACACTCGTATAGAAATCTTGACAACAAGGTGTCACTCACTGGAAACTTCCCAACCTCCTTATTCATGGGTAAGGATAAGAAGGAAAAGACAGACGAAACGCGCCACGAACCAAAGTTGAAAGATACTACTGTGTATGTTGTTCTTGGAGCGGGTGGGAGACTTGGAAAGTCTATAACTAAGGTTCTCTTTGATAATATGGGTATAGCAAATCATCAAGTTATACCTGTATATGAAAAGTTTCCAGCGTATGATAGTATATACGTTCAGAAATTTGTAGATCGTATAAAAGAATCGGCAAAACTCACCGAAGCGGGGGAGGTTGTTATTATAAACTGTGCCGCTGATACCAGAACAAAGACCATAAATACCGACAAAAAACAAAGTAAAGATATGGTTTGGGTAAACTCCGATTTTCCATTCCTAATGGGTGAAAGGTGCTCACGGTCGGATGTTAAGTTTATTCACTTTAGCACGGACTATGTGTATCAGAAAATTAAGGAAGGTAATGTTCGTGGTAAATTAAGCGACTACACGCGCACAAAGCAATTTTATGAATCTTCTTTAAACGATGTCATTGAATCAAATGGTAAGATGCAAAGAAACACCACGGTTTTAAGAGTTTCCAATCTATTTTCAGTTGACCGCAATGATACTGTTAATATTCTTTACAAGATAAACGAAAAAGTAAAAACAAATACGGTTATTGATCAGGACCCTCAGGTAAAAATTGGAATAACAGATGTTGACGTACTATCCAAATGGGTATATGAAAATATGAAAAATGGAGAGTTATTCAAAAGAAATGGCACATTACCAAACTTTTATAATGTTGTTTCCGGTAGCGTTTATAACATTCCAGATTTAGTAAAAAAGCACTTTAATGATTACTCAAATATTATAAAAGTAGACAGCGACCTGGAGTATTGGTTTGACGAATTTGCTAATGATACTAAATGTAATGTAGTCACTATTCCAGATTCGGAAGAATCAATTAAATCTTATATTAATTTTTTTAGTAAAAAATAATATACTTCTATATTGCATATTTTGTTTTGTGGATTACAATACTAATCAGGAGAGAAAAATATGCTACAGGGGAAGTTTAATAGTAAGCAAGTAGAGGCACTTCTAACCCCGCTCTTGGATATTCAGCGTGTCGGTATTGATAGGATATTGCTGGAGATAAATTCGGATGGAACTCTCAATATAGGAACACAGACTGGAAACGGATCAAATTTTGTTATTGTTAACTACAAGCAAAATTTGTTTAGCGGTTTTGAAACCGTTTCAGAAAAATTCCAGTTTGGTATTCATAATTTATCGGAGTTTTCTGGAATAATAAAGATATTCGATGAGGGTTTTACTTTTAAACTGACTGAAGAGTTGGCATCTATAGATAACGATTCCAATAAGTTTCTATATTACGGGTGTTCCGCTAAAGATACCCTAAAAGCACCAGGATCCAAGATAAATGGATTATCATTTAAACCAGATGCTACTTTTGTTTGGGACGCTAAGATGAAGCAGTTTATGAACGCCATGTCTATGCTCAAGCAGGAACATATTATATTCACCGGTGATGTCAGCACTAAAACAGTATCAATTACGGTCACGAATAAAGAATTTAAAAAATATAACAATTTCAAAGTAACGGTTCCTGCAACAACCGTTGAAAAAGAATTTAGAATAGTTGTTGATAAGGATAAATTACAACCAATTGTAATGTCTAAGAATAGTGTTTTCAATGTGTCACTTTTGGAAAAAGGAGTAGTTTTCTTAAATAATACTGAGTATTATGACATACTACATTCCGTGACGCCTCTAATACGGTGATGTGATGGATAAAAAGAAAAAGACAAACCCACTTAATTATACATTCCCATCTCCGGTGCAACAATATAAATCGTGGATATCAACCACCAATACACATTATATTGGAACACCTTATACCACTAACAGTCCTTTCGTCAAAACTAGTAATTTAGGTTTGGGGTTGCGTAGTGATTTATTTTTAGTTGAAATTGGTGAATATAAAACTGAAATAATATCTTCCCTCATAAGAGGTATCAATTTTGAAGAAAATAGAATTATAATATCATTCTTATTAGATGAGAAAGATGTTGTCAGAGAAGCGTTTACAGAGTATCATTTTTTTCGCTTATCATACCTTGATACAAATGGTAAAACTATTGAAAAATACGAAATAAGAACCGATCCTCTTATACAAGTAAAACATGTTTTGCCTAATGTTGGTCATGGTTCCACCGAAATTCCCATTTGGAAACTTATTTGGGATTCGTATAATATAATCAAACTATGAGGAAAATCGTTTATGCCTAAGACCCCTTTGGTTGAAAAATATAGACCAAAAATTTTGGAAGATGTTATTGGTGACGAGTATATGCTCGTCAAGTTCAAAGAATATATAGAAAAGAAAGATCCACCTCACCTTCTTTTCGTTGGTACTCCAGGTGTTGGAAAGACAACATGTGCCAAGATAATAGCAAGGGCTATAACTCAGGAAGTTATGGTTATAAACTCTTCGGAAAAGCGTGGTATTGATACTCTTAGAAACGATATTGTCAATTTCTGTTCTACAATGACTTGGGACGAGAGTGGTATAAAAGTTGTTATTTTGGACGAAGTTGATAATATGACCCATGATACAATGCAGGCGCTCCGTGGAGTCATGGAAGAATATATGGAAACTGTAAGGTTCTTCCTCACTGGTAATCACGCTGGAAAAATTCCAGATGCTATTGAGTCAAGGTGTCAAAAGTTTGACTTTAAAAACATCTCTAAAAACGATGTTGCTAAACGGTGCAAATATATTTTAGACAAAGAAAACATAACATCTGTGAACTTTGTGCGGGACATAAAGTATATTATTAACCAATATTACCCGGATATAAGGAGTATTATTGGCGGATTGTCCAAGTTCACCGTTGGTGGTACTTTTAAAGTAGATGTATCAAAACTTTCTTCAACAAGTCATGACCTCCTCATTAATCTAATAAAAGAAAAGAATTGGAAGCGTATACGGTCAGAAGTTTGTGGGACCGATACATACGATACTTTGTTTAAAGTTATTTTTGACAGGTCTGAGGAAATATCGGAAGAAAAAGCGCCTTTTATAATGATATATGCTGCCGATGGGATGAAGTCACAGGCAGATGTTGCGGACTTAGAAGTTAATTTTATGTCCACTGTTTTAAAAATTATGCAGGAGTTGTAATGGGTTTTTTTGGTTCATTGTTAAAAATCTTCAATAAAAAAGAAGAAAATGAATTAAAGAAAAATAATGTATGTTTAGATGACTTGATAGGTGTCAAGTATTCAGATGTTTCTATAAAAAATAATCATATTGTCAATTTTGAAAAAATAGAAAAAAAAGAAGAAAAAAAAGATTTTAATGTAAAAACATTATATAATAATCAACAAGGAGTTATACCGATGGCTGAAAGATATTTGGTTGTTTTGGACACTACTAACCGTCCAGAAGTTAAAGATAGAGGTTTACAGGGTGGTCTAAAAAATTTCTACTTTGTATTCGCTACAACTGCGGACCAGGCTAGAGAAATTGTTCTTAGGTCTTTCGCCAGATCCCCGGCGATATTAAATCAGATACAGTATTCTCTAACAGTTACGCCAATATCTAAAATAATACCGCTTATGAATGAAAAGAACTTCTTTTGGAGTTATATACCATTTAATGCGTCACAGAGATCCCCCGGTCAGCGTTCAACTCCACCCCCACAAAAAACAAATCCAAATAATCCAGAAGAAGTTATTCCTATGGATCCAAGGGAAATCCCCATACCAGTAACACCTGAAAATCAAAACGATACTCCTAAGGTTAACGAGATACCGGAAGAAGCGAAAAAACTCGGTCAGTCACAAATTAACCCCATGATGGCATTTATGTCACCGACTTTTCCAAATGGTCAACCAAATCCAATGTTTGCTATGATGCAAATGATGGCCGCCGCTGCGGGGATGCAACCCCCGTCGCCAGTAGAAGCATCTCCACCGAAGTCTACGGTTACAAGGGGCGATCCAAATAACGATCCTGAATTGGCGAGTAGAATGGCCGAGGTTAGGTCAACTGCTGTGGCGAGGCATAGAAACCATGACCCATCCGCTCTAGATGAGAATATGGAAAGAGCGGAAAGAGAAGCTAACGAACAAGTTGAAAGATTCAAGAGTTTACCGAAAGAACAACAAGTTAAGCACAATTTGAATCAGGTTGATATGAATGATATTGGGGTTGACATTAACCATATGAAGCAGATAATGGAATCATCCAATATCAACAAGGAGTGATTTGATGGCAAGTAGAGTAGGACTCAAGAAACAAAAAAAGCCAACAAAGATGTGGGAAATCATTGATGATATTCTGGTAACTAAATCTGGAAATCTTTTAAATGATGTCGAATTTGAAAAAGATTTTAACGCGTTTATGATAATTAGATTTTTGTCAATGAATCCAAATCTACTACCGTATTGCAACCATTTAAATAAAATTCATGATATTCGTGGTCAGAAGTCTATAAGTAAGAAACAATTTTATAAATTGATGGTTAAGTTTATTCCAAAGACAACCGAAAGATTTCCATATATAAAGTCTGCCATCATGGAAAATCCCGATATTGATAAAATAATGGAATATTATGATTGTAATCGTAGAGAGTCTATAATGTACCTTGATATATATGGGAAAAAGTGGTGTGATGAGATAACTAAAGAATTTGGTGGTTTTCGTAAATAATAAGGAGAAATAAATGAGCAATGAACAGGTTGTTTTAGATCCGTCCTCTATAGGTATAAAGGTTAAATTGGTTAAAGATTATGCCTTGGTATGCGAAACGCTTGAACGGATAGGTGTGGTTAATCATAAAGAGAAAATAATATACCCATCGTGTTATTGTAGAAAAGTTGAGTCCTCAGACGGTCCACAATATACAATATGTCATTTCAAGGAGATGTTTTCTATTCAGGGAAAACCATCTTCTTTTACGAATGTAGATTCGTTACGTAGATGCACGATAACATATCTTCTTCAAAAGTGGGGACTTATCCAGGTTGTTGATAGTAATGATGTATCTAAGATTCTAGATGAGAAGATAGACGTTGTGGCACATAAAGATAAGAATCAATATAAGATAATACACAAATTCAAACAGCATAGAAATCCATAATATAAATTAAAAGTTAATGAAAAAGTGATATGAACAAACCACCCAACTATGCAGTTCAGGCAATATTTTACAGAATAATACCCGACTGTGAAGAAGTAAAAACTTCCAATTCATTTCTCCATCGTGGTAGATGTCCACTTTGTAATGATTATAAGAAAAGAATGTATTTGAAGGAATATGGTGATCATTACCATATATATTGTCATAACTGCGGTTATTCTAATGGATTTCATATATTCTTGAAAGACGAGTATCCAGAATATATAGAGGAACTAAAAGAATTTGTGATACAGTCTATAAGAGACGGGTCCTTCATGAAGAAGACAAAGACAGAAAATGTTGTTGCGGATGTTCGTGATGAGATAGATATGAAACTCCGTTGTTATCTACATGATAATGCCTTTTCTTTAACCAAGAAGCAAAAGCATGCATCAAAAGAAATGTGTAGAATAAAATCAATAGAATACCTTGAATCTAGAAGAATAAGAGAACATGATTGGAAGGACTTCTTTTTCTTCTTTGATGGTCAATTAAAAGGGTATATTGGTATACCAATGTGGGACGAGAAGAAACAGGTATTACTTCATATTCAAGGAAGATTGCTTATACCATCTAAAGCAGCAGAAATTAAACAGGAAAAATATCTATTCTTGAAGGATACGACTGCCAACATAGACAACATACCAAAACCTATATTTGGGTTGTGGAGGGCTGAAGAAAATAATCGCGTGTTCATGTCGGAGGGAACTCTTAGTGCTTTGGCGTTTGGCAAGCAAGGGTTGTCAACTTGTGGTGCCAATATGAGTAAGATTTTTGTGTCTAAGGTTAAGAAGAAGTATAAGAATGTGGTATGGTCTTTGGATAACTACTGGACAGATGACACTGGAAGAAAGAAGACGGATTCTCTTCTCCAGATGGGTGAAACTTGCTTTATAATGCCAAGAGATGTGCCGTGTAAAGATACGAATGATTTATTAGAATATCTTGATGTTGATGAGATTCCGGATGATTTTGTAAATGATAATCTATATACTGGAAAAACTGGATTTGTTAAACTACAACTTTTGAAAAGATAGCATAAATATGATATAATTCTCCTAATGGAGAGTTACATGAAAAAAGCTTTAGTAACAGGTGCAAATGGACAGGATGGTTCCTATCTCATAGAACTTTTATTGGAAAAAGGATATGAAGTCCATGGGATGATAAGACGGTCTTCGGTTTTTAATACAGACCGAATAGATGGACTTATGAATAATCATGATATATACAATAAAACTCTTTTCATTCACTATGGAGATGTCACCGATTCATCCAATGTTAGTCGTTTATTAATGGAGATAAAACCGGATGAGATATACAATCTCGCCGCTCAAAGTCATGTTAAGGTTAGTTTTGAATTACCCCAATATACAGGGCAGGTTGACGGTATAGGAACATTGAACATATTAGAGTCAGCGAGAATAATAGTCCCAAATTGTAAAATATACCAAGCGTCAACATCCGAGTTGTACGGTGGCATGGGTTACAATATGCCGGAATTCGGATACACTGAGAATTCACCTTTCCACCCGCGTTCCCCATATGGATGTGCGAAAATATATGGATATTGGTTGGTTAGAAACTATAGAGAAGCATATGGTATGTTTGCCTGTAACGGTATTTTGTTTAATCATGAATCTCCAAGAAGAGGTGATACATTTGTTACCAAAAAGATAACAAACTGGTTTAGAAAATTACCTAAGAGGATTTCCCAAACCATTCCAAAAGATTGCACTATGGAAATATACTCTGAAACGGATTGCCAAACAAAATTAAAAAGTATACCTCCATTAGAATTGGGCAATATAAACGCAAAGCGTGATTGGGGGCATGCTAAGGATTACGTTGAGGCTATGTGGTTGATGCTTCAACAGGAAACCCCAGAAGATTTTGTAATATCAACAAATTCCACATATTCGGTGAAAGAATTTATAAATGAGTGTGTTAGATATTTGGGACATGAAGAGCATGTGACCTGGATAGGTAACGGTATTGATGAAAAACTGGTGTGGGTGGATGGAAAACTCAAAAATGAACCTTTGGTTGTAATAAATAAAAAATATTTTAGACCATCTGAAGTGGAAGTTTTGTTAGGAGACTCTACTAAGGCGAGAGAAAAGTTGAAGTGGGTACCGAGGTATAACTTCTCAAGTCTCGTATCGGAAATGATGAATGGATAAAACATCAAAGATATTGGTTTTAGGTTCCCGTGGAATGGTTGGGTCTGCAATTATAAGAGAATTGCAAAAAATGGATTATTGTAATATATTACAACCGTCGAGAAATGAGTTAAATCTCATGGATGGGATTGCCGTTGGGAAATATTTTGAGTTACATAAACCCGAGTATATTTTTCTAGCTGCCGCTAAAGTTGGCGGGATAATTGCAAATTCTCTATATCAAGTGGAATTTGGAAGAGAGAACATTATCATACAAACAAATGTATTGGACTCCGCTGCGTCTGGTTGTGAGCGTGGTTATGTTAAAAAACTATTATTTTTGGGTTCAAGTTGTATATACCCCAGAGATTGCCCACAACCGATAAAAGAAGAATACCTTCTATCTGGACAATTAGAGGATACAAACTACATGTATGCCTTATCAAAAATACACGGACTGAAAATGTGCCAGTCTTATAAGAGGCAATATGGTTACAATTTTATATCATGTATGCCAACGAATCTATACGGTATAAATGACAATTTTGATGAAAAAACAAGTCATGTCTTACCGGGTATAATGAGTAAGATTTACAAATCCATGCTAAACGAACAAGACGCTGTTTTATTTGGTGATGGAAGTGCTCTCCGTGAATTCTTATATGTTGATGATATGGCAGAGGCATGTATCATTCTTATGAATAATTACGATGGCGAGTCTACTATTAATGTTGGTTATGGTGAAGATATGTCTATAAAAGATGTTGCGAGATATGTTTCTGAGGTTATGGATTACCGTGGAAATATAGTATGGGATACCACCAAACCAAATGGGACTATGCGTAAATTACTAGATTCCACGAAAATAAAACAGATTGGATGGTCGCCAAGAACAAAATTTAAAGACGGTCTTTATAAAACCTATATGTGGTTTTTGGAAGGAAAAAATGGAAACAAATGATATTATATGTGTACTAGGATCCAATGGAACTTTGGGAAAATCTCTAATACAACATATACAGGACGCTGGATATCATAATATTCTGTCTCCACCGCGATCGGAGTTGGATCTGACATCATATGATAGTGTTAGAAAATATATAGAACGTAATAAACCAAAATATGTTATTTTATCCGCTGCTAAGGTTTCCGGTATATCCGATCAGATGCTATATCCAGCGGATCATGCTTTTATCAACGGTTCTATAATATTGAATGTATTTGAGGCGTGTGCGAAGAACATGGTTGAAAAGACCCTATTCATATCTTCGGCTACTATATATCCAAGGGATTGTCCGAATCCGATAAAGGAAGAAAGTATATACACGGGAATGTTAGACACTGATGTTGAGATGTATGGGTTGACTAAATTGTTGGGGACAAGAATGTGTCATTACTATAGCAAACAGTATAAGACTAAATTTGTATGCTGCGTCCCATCTAATATATATGGTCCGTATTGCAATCTATACGGAAGTCGTAAGCATGTTATAGCGTCTCTTATAGAAAAGATACACAATGCTAAGATACATAATCATCCTAGTATAACAGTTTGGGGAGATGGAAATGCTAGAAGAGAATTTATATACTCTGGCGACTTAGCGGAATGCTGTTTATTCATACTAAATAGTGTTGATTCCTCAAATCATATAAATGTTGGAACGGGTGAAGATTTCAGTATAAAACAACTCGTAGAAGTCATAAAAAGAGTTGTAGATTATGAATGTGATGTTATTTGGGACACCTCCAAACCCAGTGGGAATGGTAGGAGACTTTTAGATTCGTCTAAGATAAATAATATGGGTTGGAATCCAAAGCATAATCTTGAAAATGGAGTTAAAAAAACCTACGAATGGTATATGAAGGAAATAATAAAATGATATATAAGTTAGCAGAATCTACCTGGAGCGCGGAAGAAAAGAATGCCGCAATTGATGTTATCAATAGTGAAAAGTGTACTATGGGTGATATAGTTAAGAAATTTGAAAAATCATTCTGCGATATGATTGGATGTAAATATGCGGTTATGACAAATTCCGGATCGTCTTCCAACCTCATAATGATGGCATGTTTAAAGTTCATAAAGAGTAAATATAAATTAAATGATTGGGATGAAGTTATAGTTCCGGCTGTTTCTTGGGCTACTACATACTATCCAATCTACCAAAATAGATTAACTATGAAATTCGTAGATGTCAATTTAGATACATTAAATATTGATGAAGATATAATAGAAAAAGCAATATCTAGTAAAACCCGAGCAATATTGGCTGTAAATATTTTGGGAAATCCGTGTGACTATTCAAAATTAAAAAATATATGTGAAAAATATAATTTAATTCTTTTGGAAGATAATTGTGAATCATTGTATGCCAAGTATGACGATAGATTTTGTGGCACCCATGGGTTAATGGGGACATACAGTACTTTCTTCTCACATCATATTTGTACAGTCGAGGGTGGAATAACAGTAACCGATGATGAAGAGGTATATCATAATCTCCTATCTTTAAGAGCGCATGGGTGGACTCGCGATCTTCCAAAAATAAACCATGTGAAAAATAAATCTGGACAACTAATAGACGACCTATTCGACTTTGTTATCCCGGGTTACAATGTTAGACCCAATGAGATATTCGCTGCTATTGGAATACAGCAATTGAAGAAACTCCCAATGTTTATAGAATATAGAAAAGAAAATTATAATAAATTTATGCAATATGTAAATTTATTAAATCAAATGACTGGTAATGCTATAAGAGTTCAAAAAATGACTCCGAAATCCATCGGTTCGTATTTTGCATTTACTATGATATTCGAGGGAATGTTGCGGGGAAAGAAGAGAGAGATAATGAATTTCCTATACAACAATGGAATAGAGTGCCGTCCCATAGTTGCTGGAAATTTTACGAAGAATCCCGTGCTAACAAATATGGACTGTGAAATATTTGGTGACATGAAAAACGCTCAGATAATAGATGATGATGGGGTTTTCATAGGAAATCATGCTAGAGACATGTCTGATAACTTGAAGTTATTTTTCGATGTCATGGTTAAGTATATTGATGGTGTCCGATGATGGATGAAATCGTATTTTATAATCATTTTCACAATGGAGACGTTCACTACAGTAGAGAATTTTGTAGGCATATTGGTAGTTTTTTCCCAAAATGTAAAAAGAAATACGTTCATGGAAACCATCCAAAATTAACTAGAGATTTGTGGAACGATTCCGATAACTTTAAATCTAATCTTGGGGAGTTGGATCAAGAGAGACATGTGTTTATTAGCAATAACACTTTATTTATTAATACTTGGATAGGCAATACAAATAGAAAATATTTGTCCAGTGGGAATACCAATTGTTCCATGTATGCCAATATGAAAATGTGGAATGATGCTTTTGAAGAAGTTAGAAAGATAACCGGTGTTAATGTTAGTATGCGTGAGATGGACTACTATGTTCCATCCGTAGATTATAGTTCATTGGAAATTCAAAATATAGATCCGTTTTTAAAGAATATAAATTCTAGAAAAAAGATACTAATAGTCAACTCGGATGTTATGAGCGGGCAATCTGTAAATTTCAGTTTTGACCCTGTGGTAAATATTTTATCAGAAGAATATCCAGAATGGATATTTTTCTTAACAAACAGAAATAAGACATCTCTTAATAAGAGTAATGTTGTAATAACACATGAATTTATAAGAGCTAATCAATCTGATATAATGGAAAATTCATATCTCAGTACTAAATGTGATATAATTGTTGGTCGTGGATCCGGTGTTTTTTGCACATCATGTGTCAAAGAAAATTATCTATCTGATAAGAAGATTTTTGGTATAGGTCATACGAAAAATGACTCTCTTTGGTACCCTAGAGATGAAAATAAAATATACACCGGGGATTACAGCGTAAACAACATAACTAATATTCTTAGAAATATTATGAAAGGATAAAATATGCATGAAACTATAGATTCACTTATACAGAAAAGAGTATCTGAGATTTTGAAACAGGGGAAAATTCCAGAGAATCAAGATATTGTGGAAACTGATAACATAGGCGAAGTCATTGAGAAGTTAGTTATTTTACATATAAGGACTTGGATGTTAGAGGATGCTTGTGCGGCGGCGACAACTGACGATGAAATTGGAAAGATAAAAAGGAAGATAGATATTTGTTTCAAACAGAAGCGCCCGAAGTTAGTAGAGGCTATAAACAGAATGATTACCAATTCCATAGTTAGTGGGCGAAGTCTAGTAGAGGATAGTGTAAAATTATATAAAGGTTTTTAAATCATGAAAATGATATTCATAAAAATGGATGAGGCGAAGTGTATGATGGATGCATTTCGCCTGATTACCGACGACATAACATTTCTCAATATTAATGTGGTTTCACAGGAAAATCTTTACAGACATATGGAGAAGTTGACTAATGGGGATATAGTATTCATACAAACGCATAATAAAAATGTTTTTACGGATTTCAAAAGACTTGATTCCATAAAGGACAAAGGTGTAAAGATACTACATTGGACTGGAGACGTTAGGAGTGAATCGGATAGTATCTGGTATGATGAAATGGGTGAACATGTTTTTTGCACTTCATTTACTAATATGACGGATGTTGATAGATGTTTAAGTAAGGGGATACATTCTGAATATTTGCAGGTTGGGTATGATGATTCTGTCTATAGAAGAATTGATGAGGTGCGAAAGTATCCCGATATATCTTTTATGGGAAGTAACTATGGTTCTACTTTTCCCTTAAGCAATGATAGGCGTGAAATGGTAAACGTCATGAGGTATTGTTACGGTGGGAATTTCGGACTGTACGGTAACTTTTGGAATTCCATATGCCCGGCTAGATATGTTAATGAGTATGAAGAAAATCTCATCTATAACAACACTAAGATAGTTATAAATTACTCGCATTATCTTCGCCCCAGATACTCATCTGATAGAATTTTTAGAGCTATGGGCGCCGGTGCAATGGTAATATCACATAAATACCCGCTTATGGAGATGGAATTTGAGTTGGGTAAACATGTAGAAACATTTTCGGATATTGATGAGTTGGTGACAAAAATAAATTTTTATTTAAAGAATGAAGATGCTAGAAAAGTGATATCCGACGCTGGATATGATCATGCTAGAAAAACCCATACCTGGAAATGTAGAGCGAATGACATAAAGCGAATATATGGTATTTTATGATAAAATTATATATTAATTACTTTACACCTAAAACCGAAGATAGATACAAAGAGATTAATCATTGTATCATAATGAATGCAACAAATCCAATAATTGATAGTGTTGTAATACTTAATGAAACTGATAAAGTTTTCGAATATGAAAAAGTGGTAAATATAAAGATAGATAAAAGACCGACATATAATGATTTCTTCAGATTGTCTAAACCGTCAAGTTATGAAGATATTCATGTGGTCACTAATAGCGATTGTTTTTTGGATCATGAAACGACACATCGTATCAATAATATAAAGAGTAATGAGGCATGGTGTCTCTCCAGATGGGATGTAATATATGATGGGGTACCGGCTAAATTATCTCCTTACAATAGACCAGACAGCCAAGACGCCTGGATATTTAGGGGCGAGATAAAAGACATTGAGTATGGCGATTTCTATATGGGGGTTCCAGGTTGTGATAATAGAATTTCTCACGAACTCCACACCGCCGGATACTCATTACGAAATCCGATGTGGGATGTTAAATTAATACATTACCACATGACAGCATCCAGAAATTATAATGGAATTGTGCCACCCCCATACAAATATGTTAACCCTTCACATATGTAATTACATAATTCCATAACTCTTTAACCAGGGGAAATTTTTAACTCTTTCCCTAGTTTGCTCTGGCGTCTCACCCTCCACATCTCTGAACAACTTAGCATTGGTATCCAAATGTGGGTTACTATTGAAATTATTGGAAACTCGACAGTGTTCCAGGTGCCATAGTTGACCTTCGCCATAGCGATGTTTCAGTCCCATGCGTACAAATCTCCAATGTCTCTCGTTGTCTTCGAATCCCCACGACTTGAAGAACTCATTTTCCATTCCCGCTTCCATATACTTACTGGTTAATACCCAAGCTGGAGATCCAACTGCCGCCGCCATTTTTCCACCATTTGCAACCTTATATGGATCCATAGTGTTCCTAAGAATTGCATGTTGGTCTTGGTTCACACGAATGAGATCACCATATCCGACTATATATTCATAACCGTCTTTTGTTATATAATTTCTAGAAGTTTCATACAAACTCGGTTCCATGATAATATCGCAATCATACATCACCATTATCGGGGTCTTTACTTGGAGTGCCATCGTGTTTAAATGCTTGGTCTTCCAGAACAAATATTCATTGTTTTGATTGAATAAATACTTAACATCGTTTAACCTGTTTCCAAGAATAGATGGAACTTTTGAAGTCTTATCATCTTCAAGTATTATTATATTTGTATCAAGGTGGTTTAGTAGATATGAAACACTTGTTAATATATTATTTGCTCTATCTTGTGACTCAACTCTCACTGGTATTATAAATGTCGTATCCTTTAAATCGTATTTCATATTATTATCCCTTTAGTATTTTTTCTATATCGGTAAATGGTATAAGTAATCTTGGTATTCCTCTACTATATACCCGCCCATTATGATCAATTTGTGGTTTTCGCTCTTCGTCACTGGTTGTGTTGGGAACATCAAGCATAGCAGTATAGTCCCAGGTTTCCCTTATAAAAGGAAATCCTGACCTTGGAAACTTATTTGCAACTATACACCTTCTCGTGTAATCGCAATGTTCATATCCATACCCAATGTATTCTGGATCCAGCGCCCCAACGGCGTTGAGGGTGTCTTTGGTTATAGACATTATCTGAGCGACATGTGTGTATTCGTATATAACGGTTCCAGAAGGATATTTTACTATTTTCTTTTGTCTCTTCTCATTATCAGAAACCCATTGTGGACAATAGTTAAAAAGACCTATTCCAGATTCTCTATGAACATTAATATACAAAGAATCCCATCCAACTTTTGTAGGTTTAAAGTCATCCTCGAACAAGAAAACATGATCACACTCTTGTAGGTTCATAAGTGCAATGCTTTTGTTTATTGATATACCAACGTTTTTATGTGGTATGAGATTCATTAATTGAGCGACTTTCTCATATCCATCGGTATTTGGTTGGTCCAATGAACAAACCAATTTATAATCATATTTGTCTTTATCAAGTGTTGCGACTATGGATTCTGCTACTTCCGTAGCCGCCTTTGCTCTGTTGTATGTAATAAGACCAATACCTATAAGTGGTTTACCCATTTTTAGTGTCCTCTATATCGGATTCTTCTTGCTGTAATACTATTTCGGCATCCTTTTGCAACGATAGTATCACATCTACAACCTTTTTACCGGTCTTTTTCTCTATAAATCGTGATAGGAGTTTTTTTATATCATCCTCATTGACGATGACTTTTGGATTGTTCACTATTTTCATCAGTAATCCCCTTCTGGAAATGGTATGAATATTCGTCTTGGATCAAAATCCATATATATTTTATTTGCCTCTTCTGAATACTTTGTTCTGTCATTCAGGTTATAACAAGGTTCTATATTCATCTCTTCAATATACATGTCTAAGTCTAGTATGTGTGGATGTATGTCATGGTGTGGTGGTATACAAAATCCAGCGCCTTTACATCTACGGGTATAGTCGGAGTGTTCAAATCCATATTTACCAAATTTTGGATTAAAAGCGCCTACTTTTTCAACAACCTCTTTTGTAAAAACCATCAATTGTGCCGTATTTTTACTAAAGAATCCTATGTTTAAACTATTGGTTCTTGATAATGCATACATTTCCGTTCTATGGTCTAGTCTAATATAATTATAATGTTGCATACCCGTTTCTTTTATAGCGGTTAAAAACAACTCTATAAAACCACCTTTACGGACCTTTATATCATCTTCAAATATAAATATTAAATCATTATCTTTCAATCTACTAAGGATTCTATTTTTATTTGCAGATACCCCACCGTTTTTATGAAAAATATAATTAAAATTTCCATTCATACAATCACGATAACTACCATCATCTTCATTATCCACTGAACAAAGTAATTGATATGTATGATTGTTGCCAAGGTGACTTATAATGCTATCGGAACAAATTTTACACTCTTTTGGTCTTTTGTATGAAGATATTCCTATTCCAATTCGCATCGTTTTTTTAGTCCTTGACTTGTTATTAAGGTTGGTACAATCCTTATCGGAGGGTACATGATTCAATTATATACGACTGCTCTTATTATATCATCATCTTTAATTTACAATATTTTACCAGACAAAGATATACCAACTGAAGTATATAAATCCCCAATAACTGTAAACCAAAAACACTACGATGCGTCCGGTGTAAGTGGTAATATAAAAACTTCACAAGAAGTAAAATTAAAAAATATAGAAACCGTTGATATTGAATCAATTCAATCGCTCATCAATGAAGAAGAACCGCCTCCAAAGGGTAGATGGGTGACGGCAATTGTCACCGCCTACAGTCCCCATTTTAGGTCTTGTGGTAGGTGGAGTCGATATGGAAAAACATCAACCGGTGTGCAAGTAAGGACTAGTAACCCCGATAAAGCATATGGTATTGCCGCCGATCCAAAGTTAATACCATATGGGACTCGTATCTTTGTCCCTGGGTATTGGGAAATGTTGCAAAATAATAAAGTATGTGTTCCTACTGAGATGACGGAGGTTGACGATACTGGTGGTGGCATGCGCCAGTCGGCACGACGGGGAATTATACATATTGATGTTAGATTTAGGACGGAGAAGGCCGCCATAGAGTGGGGTCGTCGCAAAATGGATATATTCATATATGACTGAAAACAGTTAAAATATATAAATAGATTATAATGATGGGGGGGTTGGATGAAGAACGTTATGACAGAAGCTTTTAGAAGTTTTTACGAAGGTGAAGTTTTAATACAGTTATCCACTAAGATTAACTCGTGGGTAAAATCTACAAATTTTTTGTATGAACGGTGGAGACGCCCGAATCGCGGTGGAATGCGGGAATTAAAGGTCAGATCTAGAGTTTATCATTATGAGAAGTCAGAAGATGACTCTAAATTTGGACCAGAGTGGATACTTCATGGTAAGCGTGGTGCTAGATATGGACTTTTTAGAGGTATCAATGACGAATATATACCCCTTAATCTAAAGACACGAAAAGTAGTATCAAAGGCCGGAACATTTAAAGCAACTGAATCTGGTCTTATGTGGAGTAAAGATCCATCCACTCTTGATAGAATGACTAATGATTTTAACGAATCATCACTTATGGTCGAGGGTGGTAATGCGGCGGAATATCTTCTTCCAAAGTTACAATCTGCCACTGGTAATAAAAATCTTAAATATTCTAAAATACCTCAGTCATCATTGGGAGTTGTGTTTAAGGAAATAGTTCAACCTATTCTTATAGAACTTGCTAAGAACGGTCTTATTGATAAAAACTATAAAACCGAATTTGGTCTTGGATCTACAAGACTTGCCGCTAAAATTGCGGGATATGATGTTAAGGTTTTTAAATCCGAAAATTCAGAAGTGGTCGCCAGAGCCACCGCTGCCAAAAAGAATTTTGGTGATTTGGATATAGATGTCGTTCTTACCAATGGGAAAAGTATTTCAGATATTGGTAAATATTTAGAAGGTTCATATCCAGAAAAGTATGCATTTAAATTGGGAAATAAGGAAATAAATGTAGCGGCGGTTTTGGATGGTAATAACGTTATACAGATAGATATTGTTGATGTTACATCCGAAAAAGAAGACATGATGTTCATGCAGAGTAGTAGCATGGTTGATATATCATCTGGTGTAAAGGGTGCTATTCAAAAATGGCTCATTAGAGCGGTATTATCTGTTAAAAATATAACCCCCGCTCATCAAAATCTTATATCAATTGCACTTAAAAAGAATCCAGAATATTTAAAGTGGGAAAAACAAGGATACACCACACAAAAAGAAGGTGGTGACAGTAGACCCGTTGGAAGATATTCTTTATCAACAAGCGGGGGTATATATCTTGTATTTGACATATATAAACCCGGAGTTAAGAATAAGAAACTTATAAAGGTAACGGAAGATCCTGTTGTTAAATTTTCAAATATGTCAGAGTTAATACAGTTTATCCTCCCAGGTGCGGACGAAGATATCGCCAATTCTGCTGTTAAAATATCTGAGTATGTAAAAGAGAATTTTAGTAATGAGGATGTTGATAAAATATGGAACGCTTTTGTTGAATCTATGAAAAATCAATCTGGTACAATGGACATTGAAGATTTCAACAATGGTATGAAGGTCATATCGAATATATTTGGGAAACCCTGGGAAATTGGAGAATAAATTATGCCAAGAGAAGGAATAGGTAGATTTTCTGGAAAAAATGAATTCAGTGATGTTGAATTTTTGGAAATATTCAAAGAAATACTCCCACATGTTCAATCTGGTGAGATTGATTTGGATAAAATAAAAACCATAGATATGGTTGAAAAAATGGATTCTTCTTTTATTCATTTTGGGATAAATTCCTCTGGTAAGTTCTTTATGGAATCTTCAAATTCTGGAGAGGTTACTGTTGACGACTATGAACAGCGGTTTGGACATATCTACATGTCCGATTATAGAGAATCGTTTTCTTCGCTTTTGAAGAATACCATTCTACAATCAACTCTAAAGAAAATATTTAAAAAATTTGGAGCGATTAGATATGATGCCGAATTATTCCCAATACTCACACATACTGGTGATGAATCTGGTTATGTGACATTTGTTGCTACTAAATACGACAAGAAAAAATTCGGAACCAAGGGAGCATTGGTTGTCTTTAAATCATGGGTAAAAGATGAAAATGCACAATGGATAAGACCCGAACCAAAAATTAGCACAAGTCTTATCTCGGCAATTGAATCTGCGGATTCCACTGAGTGGCGCATATATACAAATGAAAAACACGCAAAAATATCCGGTGTTGTTCAATTAAAAGCTATAAATGTTGATAAGATGCTATCTTCTACAGAATCAATAGACGATGCTATTGAGGTTCTTAGTTCTAGAGGAAATACCACTATTAAGTCACACCTAAAGAATGTCATATCCGAATTAAAAGAAAAACTGCAAGGTATTCTGGACAAATATGCGGAAGAGACATCTTCTATTTTTAGTAAACCAGATTCACCATCTTCAATAGAAGGTGTTGTTCTTCGCATAAAAAAGGCGAATGGAGACATATTTGAGATAAAGGGAACCTCCAATGCGTTTGATACTCTTAAAAAGCAAACATGGGCAACCCGTAGTAGTATTGCTGAGTTAGAGGCTGTTACAGAGGGTTCCTTCCTAAAAGACGCTCTTGGATTAAAAACATCCCAGGCCGCATCCTTAAACAGAATCATAAAAGATTTTGGATCCAAATTCGTCTCCACCGAAAAGAATTCAGAGAAAAAAGAGCATGAATTCCTTATGAAACTTTTTTCGGAAATGCGCAATTCCGATGCCATAGTCGAACCTGCTGAAACGAGAAAAAGAGTCAGTCAAATATTTGAAGTGGCTAAAAATCAACTGTCCGTTATTGTGGATGAATTTAAATCACAAAAAATAGATCCAGATAGCAAAAGAAAATCTTTAAATTCTATAAAAGACATAATCGAAAAATTTGATTCTATAGAAAAAACAATAAATACTGATATGCCCGACGAGGCATTCCAATTATATATTTTTAAATTCATGTTGGATCGTAGATTAAAGCAATATGCTGGTCAGCATATGAATGCTGCCGATAGGGATTACTCGCAATATTATAAAGGAATGACTCCTGTTATAATTTGGAACGGAAGGGCGCAACCGTGGCACCGTGGTCATGATGCTATGATACAGTTGGCCAAGGAAAAACTTGATGCACTTGGTGCTGAGAAAATATTAATTCTTATAGTTAAGGGTGGAAAGACATCCCTTAATAAAGATGAAAATCCACTTAGTGAAAAGGATCAAAAAGCATTGATAGAATCCGTTTATGTTAACGATTCTAATGTTGTAGTTTCCCCAACCCCCCTGGCAAATGGGAGTTTGTTTGCTATTATTCAGAAATTGGGGGAAATGAAAGCGTATATGGTTGGTTGGCTCGCTGGTAATGATAGAATAGGCGAGTATGGAAAAGTTTTAACCAGTTTCAATGCTTCCGTTTGGTTGAAAGACCATGCAACCCTTCCTATAAAAGTAAATTCAAAGGGAATTGCTGATGTTGAGATGATAGAGACTCCAAGGGTTATGAGTGGAACGGCGGCTCGCGAATCTGCTAAAACATCGGACTTCCAGACATGGTTGAATAATGTTGCCCCATCGCATTCAAAGAAGAACAAGGAAGCGGTTGGAATCTATAAGCAAATATACCAGTTGCTCAACAGCATTAAATCTGAGTCGATTATCCGTGACATGGTACGCAATAAGTTTACGGAGGGTTTTGTATTGAATGAGCTACATCCAGATAATCCAGAAAAGGCTAATGGGGAAATACAAAATCTCATCGACGCTTACACCAACGAATCTGACCCTGAAAAAAAGAAGATAATATTGGCCAAGATTGAGAAAAGATGGATAGGCGGCGCTAATGAGTTTATTAAAAAAATAGATGATATGAATGCTCCCCCCGAAGTAAAGGAAAAAAGTAAGGAGATATACAAGAAACTTGCCGACATAACACCAAGTGCTAACGCTTTGGGCAATATAGATAGTCAGCAAGATGTGGGTGGAAAAAATATAAGCGGTCCACCCGCAGATGTAAAAAGTATCGGTACTAATCAGAAACCTTCGACATCTCCCACGCCGAAACCCGAAGCAGTAGATAAGAAGAAAGAATTTGAAGCGTATGTAAAGAATATACCGAAATATGCCTCCGTTTCCGACCCGGAGAAATTGAAAAAGTTTTTATACGGGTCATTGGGTGCGTTGTCTGGAGCATTGGTGTGGGCAATGAAGGCTGAGAATGAAAAGGGAGGAAATGCTGCCGAAGTATTCTTTGGTAAGGTTTCTGAAAAATGGACAGTTATATTGGATAAAATAAATAAGGGCAAAGTAGCCGCTGACGAGATAAATCGGATGGTAAAGTCCGCTGCTAGTGATATGGGTGAGAATATGCAATCATATCTGGATCTTAAAAAGTCTGCAATGGATATTATGGATAAGTATAATATTGCTGACAAGTTTGAGCAATATGCTAATCCGAGAAGAATATCTGCTGCTAAACATAACAGTAGTGGCAAAATGCAAAAGGGATTAGATGAAACGAAGTATATGTTCTTGATGAATCACATTAGAATATTTGCTTCTGTAGAAGGTTTGGATGAGAGTATAAAAGGTGGGTTGAAGAACATTATGACTAAATATAAAGGAAACCCATCGGATGTTAAAAAGGCTATCACTGAGATAGTTGACTCTCTAGGAAAAATGGATTTACCCTACGATGTTATTAGACAATCCTTGGATAAGAATCCAGGAATGGATCCAAATGAACTAAAGAGCGTAATAGAAAAGGCCATTTCCGATAGTAAGAATACTAAGACACCCCCAACCGACACTGAAACCCCATAAGATACTGGAGAATATATGGATGAAAAATTAAAAAAACTTCCAGAGGATGCTGACGATGCTTTGAATGCTTTTATAGCGCAAGAAGCTCAATTTTTTAGTGAGTTGGCAAAGTGTGTAGAAACTGCTAATGATATTTTGAAACGGGTAGCGGGTGATGTTGCGCGTGATAAAAATGTAACATATGTTTCTCGCCAAGATTATAAGAATTTCTTCAACTTAAGTGATGAAGTTATAGAATTGTGGATAAAATATGCCACAAATGTTCTTGGTAGAGAGGAATTGGTGAGGGGAATTGATAAAATAAAAGGATCATATTTGAAACAGGCAAAAAATAAGAATAGTAATAATATGGACGGTCAATCGAATACGAATGCTATGGGGAGTAAATAATGATAATAAAGAGATTTATAAACGGTAAGCCTGCTGAAGAGACTGTTAGAAATACACCCCCACAACCGACCCCGCAACCTTTGCCAAAAAAAGCAAACACTCCTCCCCCACCGCCAAATCCCCAA